TTTTCTCAGCAAACTCGGGGCTGTTAACGTAATTTGTTAATTGTTTTGCATCTATTCCAGATGGAACATTTATATTGAAGTCTACAGAACCATCAATATTTACGTTTGTTGTTCGAGAAGATTCTGTTTCTGATGTAGTTTTAGGTGTTTCATACTTACTCGTATCCACCTTATTTGCCAAATTTTGTGCAATTTGTAAATAAGGGTTATCCTGAGTATTTTCCATCTGTTTGAAGTTCTGTATGGTTTGAAGTGCGGTGTTAAGGGTCCCTTCTTTGATTTGATTAGCATTACTAATTAACAAATCCGAAAGAGCTCTACGGTTAGTTTCGTTGTTATCCGTGACAAGGGCACCGATTGCCGAAGCAAATTCATCACCCATCCCTTCAATCTCTTTTCTAATATCTTGACCAGGTCCTAAAGCACCATAGAATGCCTCAGCACCTTTCTTTTCAGTTTGACTAATAAATTCCAAAGCTCGGGCAATACCAGTTTGACCAGCAATTGCGTATCCCAACTGATACGGTAATGCTTTAAGGTCGTTACTCATAACTGTAAAAATATCTTGTTGACTTCTTAACAACTCTTCTGTTGTTTTTGGTCCTTCCTCGTATTGTTTTCTAAGGGCTGACATTTGTTCTTGAGTAATGTCCGCCAAGTCTACCTTACCAACGTCTTCAATTTCAACGTAGTATCGACCACCTTCACCCATCTTAGCCAAGTTAGCCATAAGAAGTTTGTCCTCTTCTTTCGCATCAATCCCAAAGTTGATTTGAGATAATCTTCTGTCTACGTCAGCCGCCGACAATGCAAGTTGACTAAACTCTTTGTAGTTCATACCCGCAACTTCAGCCAATTCGTGCATTAATCTCACCCCACCCGGATTAATTTCAAATCTTCCAGTCTCCTCGTTGAATTGAGTAAACTGTTTGGTCATCTCGATAAGACTATCCTGTAAACCTGCTGGGTCATTAATGGACGCATCCATCAAAGCGAATGGGTCAATAAGTGTACCGGCAGCAACACCCAATCTTTGGAATGCCTGAGCCGTTTCCAAAGCCCCTTGTGGGTTCATCACTTTGTCAGCAAAGGCTGCGGTTTTGCTCATATCCAAACGTACCATCGAGGCTTGTGCCGCCATTCGAGTAAATCCTTGTACTCCCCCTTCAAAATTGAATCTATTGAGTAATTCTGTTTGGTCTACAACTGTACCCATAATTTTGGATGCGTTAAGACCAATACCTTGAATGAAGTTGAAACTTTCGGTAATTTGTTCTCCGATGTCGGACATTTCTACACCAACAACCGCAAAGTTGTTTACTATGTCCGAAACACTTCTATTAATAAGTTGATTAGCAGCATACAACTCTGTAATTGTGTCAGTAGTGGCAACAACATTTCTACGTGCACCTGCAGCAATATCAACTACCGTACGAGCAACGTCTTCTACACTACCCCCAAGTCTTTTAATTTCTCCAGCGCTGTCGGCTAAAACCGTGTTAAATTCAATGACACGTTGTCGACTCTCACCAAACCCTTTGTTAATATCTACAATACCATCTTGAATACGACCAATGTTATCAACAACATTGAGCATGTTTTTGTACTCTTCAGCACCGAAAAACTCACCAAGACCTTCTAACAAACTTGCCATTCAAAAAGGGTTTCTAGATAAATAGGTTTTTGAGTGTTTTTTTATTATTTCTTATTGTTTTCAACCCACTTATCCAAAAGAAATTTTCTCGTAAAAACCGGCATTTTGAGAAAATCAGTCCACGAAACGTGTAGAATACTCGCCAAATAATAAAATTCAGAGAGTTGTGATTGTCTATAATCAGAAGAAAGGGCGAAAAAATTCGACCCCAAAACCCACATTCACGGTGAGTCTTTCTCCTGACGGGGTCATAACGATGCGAGACATATCCAAACGAGGTTCGTTTTTGTCCATGAATTTTTTTATGTGTTTGGAATCGGCAATCATCATTGTCTCGATGAACTTAGCAATTTGACCCTTATCTTGACTACCGTCAATTTCCACAATTTCTTTTTGTAATCTCCAAGTCCTTCTTGGTGCAACTCTACCTTGGGGGTAGGTATCAATTTGATTACGAATTTCATTTACCTCTCCGTAAGTCAATGGTTTGAGTTTGATTTGTGAACCTGAAACTGGAAGGGTGGTTGTGAAATAACCATCGGGACCGGGTTGTTCTCCATTGATAATGGTCAATTCGTCCATCCTCACGTTTGCTGTGAATTGTTTGTTTGTTTTTGGGTCGGTCAACCTCATTTCAATTTCAGGACCGAATGCTGTGTTTCTCAAAAAAACCAAAAGGGCTTCAATATCACCCTCTAATAATTCCTCAACTCTCATACCCGGTTCATAGATTTTGTTTCTAAGTAGATTCAAAACCATGTCGTTACCACCCGCCATAATGATGTTTTCATCCGAAGCTGTTAGGTATCCGACTTTAATCGCCGACTTCTTGTTTTTATAAAACATTCCCTGTGAGGGTAATCCAACCACATCATGTGGAAGGTCCATATTCATGTGTCCGTATTCTTGTGTTGTTGTATCCATAAAAAAAACCGTAGAGTTTCGCTCTACGGTTAAAAATATTCTGAAAAAAGTTTAAGTAAATATAATCTTAGTAAATCAATACACAACGGTCCATTCTCAAAGTCGCTGAGATTGTAGCCAAAGCGTCTTGAGAGTATGACAAAGAGTTGAAGTTGACATCAGTTAAGAAAGTACCATAAAGAATCCATTTTTCAACTACTACTCCTGTTGGGTCAAGCATTTCAAGGTCTATATCTTTTTTGTAACCTGCAGCATAACCCATACGACCAGTTACTGATTCTGCGTGTAAACGAACCCATTCCATCAAAGCTTGTGCTGCTGAAGGACCGATTGGGTCACGGAACACAACAGGAATTGTTTGCCAGTTAAATCTTCCCGCAACAAATGTTGAGGTGTTCAAAAACTGAATTTCAGTTGGGTTAATTGTAATGTGTGGTCTGGCTGTTGACTCTACAAACCATTCGTTAATTCCCAAAGTTGAGGGAAACCTAAGAATGAAACGGTTCTGACGTTTCGGTTCGTAGGGAATGGGCATTTTCATTAATAAATCTGCCATGGTATTTCTTTTTTCTTTAGACTTTTATCTTTGTTTATAAATATACCCTGTTAGAAAATTTTTCTCTTTACTTCCTCAAGACAAAAATTACTCTTCCATTAAATCCGGTACTAGTATTCTTTTTTAGTTCCTCCTTTAGTGGTATATGTTTTAATTGGTTCTTTTATCCCTTTAAAATGTTTTTTCATCGCTTCTACATTCCTTTCATCATCATCTGAAAAACCAATAGTTGGCTCTTTAGGAATGAATTTGTTAGCAATGTCTCTTTTTAAATAGGCTTTTTTCTGAAGTAGTGCTGCCATCGATTTTACATAACGTACAAAATCTTCCATAGCTTTCACTTTTAATTCTTCTGGACTTGTAGCACTTGTCTCATTTCCGAAACTAACAGGGTTATATCTGTTGAGTTCTAAATAAGAACGGATAAGTTCTTCATCGGTCATCTCTTCCTCACCCACAAAATCTCGGTACTTCTTGAGGTTTTTTAAAAGTTCATCCCGATTAATACCCTTATAGTTGTTTTGGATGAGATTATAGATACCTTCTTTAATTGTGTTTGGGTTATGACCTCTTGCGGTGATTATCGCAAAAATAGACCCGTTGTTGATTGCCTCACGAAAGTCATCCCAAGCGGGACCAGGTTTAGCAACCAAAGAATCCTCTAAAAATTGGTTGTCTCCTTCCACACCGAAAAATCGAAATGGGTCTTCAGCAAAACCAACAACTTTAGAACCCTTGTAATTAAATGGGGTTTTTCCAATTTGAGACCTGTAATCTGCGAAGTCGGAAGTTGTCATCATTATCTCATCACCATCTTCATCCACTAAAACAATTTTGGTTGGCATGTGAACGATGTTGTCATCCCAATCAAATGCATAGTATTTCAAATCGGGACCTAGTTCGGTGATTTTTTCGGAAATGAGTTTTTTCATTTGGTATGTGGCTTAAAAGGGGGAGTTGATTCTCCCCCTTTACAAAGATATTAAATATTCTCAAACGAAGCTCCTGTTGGAGTAATCAAGAATTCGATGTCGATGAATTCAAGTGCCTTCGTTGGTTTGAGGTAGATTTTACCTGTTAATGTGTTTCTATCCAAATCTTCAGGAGTAGAACTTACAGTTACACGGAAGTCGTACAAACCTCTATCTCTTCTGATAGAATCAAGGATTGGGTTAACCGAATCCAAGAACTGTTGTCTTACGATATCATCGTTCTGTTCAAACAACAATCTCACCGCTACCGCTGAAATCAACTTACGAGCTTGTAACAACAATCTTCTTACGTTCAATCTGTTAAGAGCGGTGTCTCTAACTTGAAGAGTCTTGTTACCCCAAATTACGGTACCTACGTCAGAGAAGGTTGCAATTGGGTTGATTCTTCCTTGATAAAGAATGTCTCTATCTTCTTGAGTAAGTCTCAATCTTGCCTTCACAGAGTTAACAAGACCTCTTGTGTAACCCGCCGATGCGAACCAAGGGAACGAAATGTTATCTGTGAGAGCCAAGTTTCTACATACTTGACCTGTTGGTGGAATATAGAGTTGGGTGTTATTAACCGTATCTCTTTCCAAAATCCAAGGATAGTAAGTTGCCGTGTAAGATGAATCGATACCAGTGTCGTCAAGATTATCAACCGCTGCTTGTGGGTAGATAATTTCGTACTGAGAACTACCGTCCGAAGTGTACATGTTGTAGTCAGGAGTTGTAACGATGTAAACTGAATCCGCTCTTTGGTTGGTTACCATATCGATAGCCGACTCACAAAGATTATTGTTGTTTACGTAGTCGATACTTCCAGTTGCGAACACGTTGATGTTAGTTGATTCAGGATTGTTGAATGACAAGATACCGAGAAGGTATGCGTAGTAGTCAGTGTTAGCAAAATCCTGAGTGTTGTCAGCCACTACAATTCTCTTGAATGTACCTTCACCCGATGCAGTTGGGTATCTTTGAGATACATACGCTCCTTGAAGGTAACCTGAAGCTCCAAGTTGGAATCTGTCAGTGTTAGTTCTGAACTCTCTGTAAATATCCCATCCATCAAAACCACCTTGGAATACCATTGTAAACTTACGAGAATACAAGAAATAATAAGGGTTAGTTTGATTTTGTGGTTCAGCTTTGAAATCTGCAACACCACAAACAAAAGCTGGTGTTCCACTAGTTACATATGCATTTCCGATTGTTACAACGGTTGCTCCTGAATCAAAGTGGAATCCTTTAGTTTGATAGTTCCAAGGAATTGAATCAAGTGCATCGTACCAACCAACTGTTGGATTCTTTTTTCCTTTGTATGCCAAAAGGTCAGAATCAATTCCAAACTGTGAAGAAATCCCAAGATAGGTTCTTCTCACATTATCACCGCTTGAAGTTACAACGTTTGAACCGCCAGCAGTTGTTCCGAACGGTGGGTCATAGATTGTTTCTCCGGGGTAGAAGTATTTGTTCTTGATTATTGGGAACGGAGATGGGTTAGTAGGAGATTCGTAAATCCTTTCATCCAAACCGTAGAATCCACAAGGAAGTGCATCAAGTGGAGCTTCATCAGAAATCTCAACCATGATGTAAGCGGAATTCAAAGGGTATTCACCATCGAATGAGCCAATTTTTTTACCAACAAAACTGTTAGACGATGAGTCCATAGTACAGTTAGTGTACTTTTCATAAACTACCGGATTCGCATCTGTATCAAAGTAATCTCTAACCATAACGTCAAATGTTTGGTTCGAAAACGATACGTTGGAAATTGAGATTTTAATTTGTGTGTTAGCAGCATCACCGTCGGAGATACTTACAAATCTAAACAAGTTGTAAACTTTATTACCACGAAGTTCTGAAACAACGAATGGTGTTTTAGGACTTTGATATTGTTGTAAGTTCCATGCAATCGAAGTTGTTGATGTAATATCACGAGCTTCAGGAAGAGCGATATAGCCACAGTTCAATCCTCGTATGTAACCCTTATTGTATCCATAAGTCAACAAACCTGGATATGATTCCTCAACGTAAACTGGAACTTCAAATCTCGATTTACCAAAGTTTGTGATTCCAAGAACTTTTGTAATATAGTTAGATTGACTAGCTCCAAATGATACGTCAAAGTCAAATGAATCTCCTGTTCTTGTTACACCACTAACTTGGAATGTTGCGAAAGGATTTTGACTTATACCTGAATAAGGTCCTGTACAAACCATTTGTAAATCAGTTAATCCGGTTACTTGGTACTGAGGACCATGTTGTGTTGTTGAGTATTCTGAAACACCTCTCGAACGCATTGTAGCAACAACCAAATTACAATAATCTGTAAATGCCGTACCACTATAGAAATAAACGTTACCTGAAACAGTACCAGAGAATGTGTTAGATGTACCAGTATAATAATCCGAGACAACGTAGTTCCAAGAATATCCTGAGTAATTACAAGAAGAACCTGTAACGTCAAATGTTGCATAGTACCATGGGTCGTTTACACTATCGGTAAGGTCATTAGCCAATGGGTCTAAACTATCAACACCAAAATTGTTACTCAAAACACTGTACTGTCCATTTAATTGGTTATATCCCACTTGAGATGGAACTCCATAGAACTGAGCGGTTGTTGCCGACAAAGCTGTGTTTCCTGAAATTGAATTCATGAAAGATTGAATGTCTCTCGAATAAGAAGAAGTTGAACCGTCGTAAAGAGTGTATTGAGTTGTTAAGTCGTTACTAATAATTGCTGGTAATGATGATGTGAAATTTACTGAAGTACCAGTAGAAGTACCTGTGAATGTTGCCGACCAAAAGGTTTGTGCAACACCAGCGTCAATACCGACAGTTTCACCATCTACGTTAGCAATTGCCGTAATTGTCCAAGAGGGACCTGCGTCGTAACCTGAAAGTCCCAAAACTCTTGTCACAAAAAGTTGGTTTGATTGTTGAAGATAGGCTTTAGCGATGTAAGCCGCCTCGTATTTAGGAATTTGGGTTCCTATAAATTTTTCAGGGTTGGTACCACCGAAGAACGTTTGGAATTCGTCGAAGTTAGTGATGAAGATTGGTTCGAATGCTGGACCAAACATAGTCTCACCAACCAATCCCAAAGTTGTTACACCAACGCTCTGAGCAACAAACGATAAATCAGTTTCTGAGGTGTATACACCAGGTGATACAAATACCTTCTGATTAGCTTGTGTAGATGTTACTTGAAAAAACATATTTTAATTTTTCTTATTCGGATTTATTTTACAGATAAATATTAAGTTCGAAGGTAAAAAACTTGACTTTTGAATATGTATTGATAAGCAGTGAGAATTTATTCTGCCTTTTTTCTTCCTTTATGAAAACTTCTTCTCAGGACATCAAGAACCTAAAAATATCGAAAGATGCTCATGCTGTACTCAAAAAGTATTGCGATAAGCAAGGAATCAAAATGTATAAGTTCTTAGAAAACCTCATCTACGAGAGATGTGGGGAAAAAAAAGATATTTACGGGGAAGATTAAACTAACTTGGCGTTGAAAAGAATGTTTGCCTCTTCACCCACTGTAGTTTTGTTCACAACCACTTGAAATTTATCCCCTTGGTTTAATTGAATTGTGAATATATCAGTACCATAATAATCGTCATTGATGTAAACATCGTACGTATCTACATTTTGAGAACTAATAAATTTTACATCAATTCTATAATCTACAGGAAAGTCAGTTAATGATGTATTTCCTGATGTATAAAAAAATGGATATTCAAATTCATTTGGATTCGGGGGAATAATTTGATTCCTTTTCCCTGTCGGTACTTTGGTATCCACCTCATACATTTGTAAAACTCGAGCGACAGCCGGTTTTACTTCAAACTCTTCCTCGTCAATGAGATAACCCAACATAGTGAATTCGTAACTTTGAATATAATAGTTTCTTTTATCAATATCCAAAACAGATTCGTCCGTAATATTATTCATAATAATTGGGACGTATTGACCTTTAATAAAGGTGTAGGCTTGACGTGAAGAAAAAGTTTGAAGGACGTTTTTGTTAAACGTATTCAACTCCCTCATTCTGTTACAAATAATTTTTACACTATAATCAATGTCTACAGGTACAGGTTGTGGAATAGTGTAAATGTCGTAACCTTTTTGATTTCCATTCCAAGTTGGAACTGTCGCATAATAAAATTGTTTTCTTACAGGAATTGTGTATTGGGTGGAAGGGTTAGTTCCATATTTAACCTCAGGTTTTCTTACCACAGTAATAAATGGTAACTGTACGTTGAAATCAGGGTCCACAAAGTTCCATGTTTCAGTGAATTGAGACCATCTTTGATTTGTAATTATTTTGTCAACAACATTTACATCTTTTCCCGACACTGTTGTTTTGAGAGAAGTTTTTACAAACTCCAACATACCCAAATCCAAATCGGCATGAAGAACAGATTTAGGTAGATAAGTACCATCCTTGTTGATAAATTCCGAAAGTTGTTCCCTCCTCGCAAAAAGTGTCTTAGGAGGTACTAAATCGATATTTGGTTTTACTTGTTTGGGAAATGGCATTAGGTTCCGAAAAATTCATTTTGACTAGCAGGAACTGCAATAATTGTCCTGTAGAAAGGTTTATATCCACCATAAGTGTGTTTGTTATCGGAAACGACCCTGCCGTCATCAGACACAGAATAGTAACGTACTTTACTCTCGGTCTCGTAGTAACCCAAATAGTCACCATAAGCAATATCAACCCCCAATTCATCTAAATAAGATTGGTAGATTGAAAACCTCATGTTACCTGGTTCGTCTTGTTCGATTCTTGAACTACCAAGTCTTTGACCTGTCGGAGCCAAAATCTGAACATACCCTTTGAGTTCAACAGGTGCATAAAACTGAATACCACCTTCAGGTGCTTCACCATAAACGTTGTCAATTCTTGTCTTGTATCTGTCAACACGATAGAGAACAACGGTAAAGTTCATATCTCCCTCTAACCACTCTGAACCCATAGAGATATCGAGAGAATAATCTTCTCCACCAAAGAATTTACCGAGACGTGTAATTGGAACTAATTTCTGTGCCATAACCGATATATTGATAAATACCTGTTTAGTTGTTATTATTATGAACAAAATGGTTATCAACCCACCATATAAAGTTCGAGTAGCTCCAAGTCCCATCCACGGAGTTGGAGTTTTTGCCATTCAAAAAATTTGGAAGGGTGAAGTATTTGAGGTTGCACCTGTATTAGAACTCCCAACAAAAAGAGGTGGTGAATATAACATTCTACCTGACTACAGATTTTTTTTCCCGAGAAATTCTTCCAACCAAATTCACGTGTTGGGTTTGGGATACTCCTCTTTTTACAATCACTCTGAAAATCCTAATGCTGAGTGGACAGACACAAAAGGACAAAAAAGTTTTGATTTTTATGCTCTAAGAAATATTGAAGTGGGCGAAGAAATCACAGTATATTACGGAGACAGTAGTTATTGGGAGAGTACGGGACAGAAATTAGAAATAAAATAATGGGTATAGATTTAACCATAGAATCCAAAGCCATTTCAATTCTTGAAAATTACGAGGGGGCAAACAACTATATCTTGGGTTTGAAAGACAAACTCCATAAAAACAAAAAGTTTTACCCCACTCGTAGTCAGGCAGAATACATTGTCACCAACAAGGACAACGTTCCTAAAGTCGCAAAGAAGTGGGTGTTACTCGATTCATATTTTTCACAGAAGATTGCCGACGACAAATTTCTAATGAAAATTCCCCAAAAGTTGTGGATTGAAAAATTGTTGGCAGAAAAAGATAAGGCATACCACGTATGGGGTAGGTTCTTTGAAACTGAGCCAATGACAGACATTTGGGTACCCAAAGTTTCAATCATCAAAGACAACAAAATCAAAGTGGGGGAAATTGATTATGAAAAGTATAATCATCGTCCTCCACTTGAACACCAAAAAGTCGCCATCAAAAGTTTACTCGAAAACAAAAAGTATATTTTGGCGGACGATATGGGTTTGGGTAAAACCACCTCAACAATCATCGCATCGTTAGAAACAGGGGCTAAAAAAATCCTTATCATTTGTCCCGCATCACTCAAGATAAACTGGCAAAGGGAATACGAACTTTACTCAAAAAAACCATCTTTTGTCTGCGAGGGTAAGAATTATTCTCCCGACGCAGAAATTGTTATCATGAATTATGATATCATCAAAAATTTCCACGATTCAAAAGACAGAAAAAATTCAGTAATACTCAATTCCAAATTTGATTTAGTAATCATCGATGAGGCTCACTACATTCAGAATGTCCAAGCACAAAGAACTAAGTTGATAAATGACTTAGTAAAAGATGTTGATAGATTGTGGTTGTTAACAGGTACTCCTATGACATCAAGACCAATCAACTATTTTAATTTGTTGAGTTTGGTTGATTCACCTGTGGCTAAAAACTGGATGGCTTATGTAATCAGGTATTGTGCGGGGTATCAGTTTAAAGTGGGGATAAGAAAAGTTTGGAATGTGATGGGAGCGTCGAATCTTGAAGAACTTAGGGACCGTACATCAACAACGGTTTTGAGAAGACTCAAAGAAGATGTGTTGGACCTACCTGAAAAAATTATCACACCAGTTTACCTAAGACTTCGTTCAAAGTTGTACGAAGAATTGATGGGGGACTACTACAATTGGTACGACAAAAATCCTGAGGAGAGTAAAAACTTATCGATTCAATTTACTAAACTTACTCAAGTTCGACAGGTAATTGCTGATGAAAAGACACAACACACCATTGAACTTGCTGAGAACATCATCGAACAAGGAAAAAAGGTTATCATTTTCTGTAACTTCACAAAATCTTTGGAGGTAATTTATAATCATTTTGGAAAATCTGCCGTCAGGTTAGATGGGTCTATGTCCAAAACACAGAGACAAGATTCGGTCGACAAATTTCAAACAGATGAAAACGTAAAAGTTTTTATTGGTAACATCAAAGCCGCCGGTGTAGGTATTACTCTAACCGCAGCAGAAGCGGTCATTATGAACGATTTGTCTTTCCTACCTTCTGACCACAGTCAATCTGAAGACCGAGCTTATCGTTACGGTCAAAAAAATAATGTGTTGGTTTATTACCCAATCTTTGATAATACAATAGAGGGTATCATTTACGATATTTTGAACACAAAGAAAAGAATCATCGGAACTGTCATGGGTGACATCCAAGATGAAACAAATGTTGTGGAAGAAATTTTGAAGAGTATCAACCAACGAAGATAAACCAAACTTTCCTGTTATTTATAGGAAAATCTTCTAACATGGAACATCTACAAGAATCAGTGGAGAAAGTCGAAAAGAAAATCATCCACGAACAGAAAAAAGAAGAGGTAAAAGTTCTTATTAAAGAAATGAAAAAAATCGGGATTGAAAAACTCCCGTACGCCTATTCAGCCTTGAAACGTTTTATTGACCCTGAGACAATGAACGTTCACTACAATAAACACTACAAAGGATATGTCGATAAGTTAAATGCACTTCTCCAAAAAAGAAAAGGTACCGATGACTTAGAGAAAATAATTAAAAACATATCTAAATACCCAAAAGCCGTAAGAGATAACGCCGGTGGTGCATTTAACCACGCTTTGTTTTGGAACATGTTGTCTCCAACACCAACAAGGGTTGGAAAGAAAATGTATCAAAAGATAAGAAACCAATACGGTGGTTTACCGAAGTTTAAATCTGAATTCGAAAAAATTGCCAAAGAAAGATTTGGTTCAGGTTGGGTGTGGCTAATCTTAACCAACAAGAATACTTTGAAGATTATGTCTACCCCCAATCAAGATAATCCATTAATGAATGTTATCGAAGGCGGCGGATATCCACTTTTAGGCTTAGATTTGTGGGAACATGCGTATTACCTCAAATACAGAAACAAGAGAGATGAGTACATCAAGAACTTTTGGACGGCAGTCAATTGGGACTTTGTGGAAAATCTTTTGGAACTCAAAACAGAAACCCAATTATTAGAAACCCGTCAAATAGGACAATTACTTATGGAAGGAAAATCAGAAGCCTGCTCACGGAAGGATATCGAATTCTATCAACTGTTCTTCAATGTCAACAGACCTGCAAGAAACTTTTATCGTAATACCATAATCAAAACTCATCAGAACTACTACAAAGACAGATATCACTTTCAGAGTGACAACGGAGAAATCCCTGGAGTTTACAACTTAGAGAAAGAAGGTCGTTCAGTAATCAATAACATGAACACCAACTATTCTGTATTTTGTATTATGGTTCGTGATTTGAATAAGGTTCTTAGGAGTATTGGAGAAACCGAGATTGAGTTTCAAGAAAAAACACCCGGGGAACAAATTCAAGAAATGAAACGTATGTGTAAGTTTATTGAAAAGTTCACCGATAGAATTTACGACCCAAAGAGTTCTACCTTCAGAAACATTATGACAACTTTAGAAGAAAAGGACAAAGTTGGAACTCGTAGAGAAACCACCGCTAAGGAAAAAATTATGAAGAGCATTCCAGGTGCGGTTGTTAATGTCACGGCAGGTGCTGGTAAAATCAAAGACGCCATCAAAAAAATTGACATGGAAATCAACCTTGACGGTAAAATATTGACCGCTCAGGTAAAAGGTTTTGATGAACTTCAAGAAACTGATGGTAAAATTGTTGTTACCAAACCGGGTGATATCGAACATTACAATGTTGACTGGATGGTTTTTGTAAAAGGTGGTCGTGTGGTAATCTTCAAAAACAACCCTGAAATTGTCTTGGGAGAATATGTTTTTGATAAAAATGACCTTCTTTACAACTTAAGATAGTGCCGACTATTTATAGACATGGCAGTAATTCCGGAACCCGAAAGAAGTAGAATTTATACTCGATTGAAGCACCAACTCGGTGCTCCTCTACGAAGCGTAGAATTAGAGGATGATATGTTGGATTCTTTGATGGAACTTTCCATTCAAGATTATGAACAATATGTTCTCGATTGGTTAATTGAATCACAATGGGTCAACCTTGTGAATCTTAATATGAGTGAAAAGTCGGTTGCTAACGCACTGATTACACGAACCCTCAACTTCGAAGACCAATTTACCTATGCTTACTCAAAGATTGTAGGACTTCAAACTGTGGGACCGTGGGTCTTAAAACAAGATTATTTTGTTTTGAGTGCTAATACCCAAACGTATGAAATTCCTGCAGGAAGAGAGGTAAACGAACTTCTATGGTTCTCTAATCAACCATTCCAAAACTTAGCCCTATGGGGAACCACTGATTATGGATTTGGTGGTGTTGGTTTGGGTGCTAACCAAGCTGGTTATGCACAAATAGGAACTGCCGGTTCTTACTTTATGTTAAGTGGATTTGATTACCTCTTGAGATATCAAGAGGCGAACATCCTTAACAGAATCTTGGGTGGTGAATTAACTTACAAAATCACAGGATTACCTGATGGTAAAAGGTTAATTACTCTCTACAACGCCCCTGGTAGTAATTTCTCATGGAGTAACTACTCTGAATACACAGGTAAAGCTGTTTGGTATTTCTATTATGAAGTAGATGGTGACAGTAGAGCTCAGTGTCTTAAAGATAACCCCGATATTATTAAGTTACCTTCGGATGTTCCCTTGGAAGAACTCTCTTGGGAAGACTTGAACGTACCTGGTCAACAGTGGGTTAGACGTTGGTTTACGGCTTATGCTAAAGAAACGTTAGCTCGTGTTCGTGGAAAATATAGTGGTAACTTGAAGACTCCCGATAGTGAAATTGTCATGGACTACCAAGTACTTCAGACTGAGGCTAAAGATGAAAAAAGTAAGTTAGAAGAAGAACTAAAACTACGTCTTGAAAGACTTCGTCCTGAAAACCAAATGAAGAAGGAAGCGGAGATTGCTGAAAACCTCAACAAACAAATGAAGTTTAGAGCAATGCCAAGACAAATTTACGTAATTTAATTTTATGTCTGTCATCAAAAGTGTCCCTTCACAAAGGGTTTTTAATAACAAAATAATCCACACTTCAGAGGTTGCCGTTGTATCGGAACCTTTTTACGAAACTCATGGTGAGTCTTGTGTTGTAATTAGAGGAATAGACAGTGCTAAAGTACGTTTGGATTCTATTTCGACAGACCACACCACCATCAAGGCAATGACAAAAGTTTTGATTATTCCCGATATGGGAAAAATTGATGAGGAATACGATGAAATCCTTATTGACAAAGGTGCGTGTGTAGAGTTCCGATTCTGTGCCGGAACTTGGTACATCATGTCCTCAGATGGTCTTAAGCAGTCCTAATAGGAATATTCTTAACGTCTTTAATACTGATGTTCTTCAGGTTAGTTGTGCCGTGTGAAAGTTGTGCAAACAATCCTAACTGAGCAAAGTATTTGAACATATAGAACAAATAATCGGGTATAACCAAATCAGCGCGAGTTACAGTAACACCGATGTGTTCAGGTGAAAATTCACGAGTAGGAGTACCGACAGTGTTTTCACTTCCTTTACGGATAATCCAAAAGTCGGCTTCGGGATTGTTGACATTAAAGTCAGCTATGTGTTTCAGCTTCATAGCTGTAAATATACTGCTCCCACCCTTCTTCTGCCAAATCGTACATATAAGTTGGTGACAATCCTCTTTTTTCCCAATATTTTACCTCACCATCAGACATTGTCATAACCTCGTCCAAATCGTCTTGGTCACCAGGTCCCATTGGATATCCATTGATAAGTTCACACTGACTAGCAGTAAAGATACCCGTATCGTCAGGATTGGTCACAAGTAACCCACTACGGATTTCATCTTTAAAACAAACCAACAAAGGTTCAATCCGTTTGTTGAATGTGGTAATTGCCCGAGGTACGTTGTAATCCCCTGTCATATCGGGATTGTTTTCAAGTTCTGCGGGGTCAAGGATATAACAATTCAAATTAATGTAGGATGGAACATCTTCCAAAACCTCACCTGTTTTGTCAAAATGTTTTTTTCTCTGAAGGTCTGAATACTTCTTTGCTGGTACTTTTTGTACGTCACCATGGGACGCTTTCTCTCCGTTGTTTACGTACATAATCACATCCCCCAAGTTCACGTTCATATTGTGCTGAATAGCAAGTTCCATGTGGGCTTGTCGTGACATCAAAGAACCCGCTTTGGTGGTCTGTGTACAACGTACTTTATACTCTTGTAGTGTCTGTTTGACTTTTGCTTTTTGTGCAATCTGAGCAAGTGGGATTTGTTGGTTGTAAATCTTTTCGATGTACTCGTAGTAGTAATCCACAAATTCTTTTCCCTTACCCTCGAGTAACATCTTAATTCCCTTGTCCAAAAACTTCTCGATGTAACCTGGCAGTTTTTTTGATTTGATGGAGTTACCTGTAAGTTTGATTTTACCCTTGTAGTCCATAACCGCGTAGTTCTTACGAGCAAGGTTGATACAGCTGGGCCATACTCCATCGGTGTCCAAAGCCATTTCCCCCCTCATAAAGATGTCGTTGTACTCGGCAACATCCGCTTCAGGACCCTCATACACTTTTCCTACCTTTACCTTCCAGTTTAAACCACGTCCAACATATCTACGTGACTTAGCCTCCTCAGGAAGTGAGAAGTTTACACCGTCCGTGTCCATCACAAGAGGAGTGTAACCACGAGACATAAAGAACTTAATCATCTGACGTAGGTATTGACGACCCGTACAGGTGATTTGTTCACCCATATACATATCCCCCCACGCATAGACCTGTGGTGCAGAAAGTGCACCGAACATGGAGTTGATGAAGATTTTAATAGGAAGTTGTTTGTTGTTATAAGTCGCAGCTTTTTTAGGGTCAGTCTCGTAACATTCCTCAGCGAGTTGTTTGTATAGGATACGTGTGTCACGGAAGTATTTCAACATACCCTTCATTGCACCTGTCACGTCACATTGGGGGAACACATCGTGTACCAACTGAATGGAAGGATACAGAGAAGAGAAGTCAAGTTTGAGTACATCCTTTGAATATCCAACCTT